TCCCTTTAATTTAATATGTATTAGATTGCCTAAATCCTTTAAATCTGAGTATAACATAGTCATATCAATTGGTTCATGTCTTGGATTATATAAATACTCAACAAATATAAACTGAATTTGATTAAATATTTTTAATTCTTGTTTTGTCAATCTTGAATAGCTATTTCCTAATAATTCAATCATTGGATAATATACTGAAATAAATCCCCATACATCAACAATCTGTATAAAAACGGTATCTAAATATTCTCTCAAATTTAATGTTCCATCATCTCGAAATCTTGTAAAATGAACTAAAACATCAACTATATAATTTACAATATAGTCCATTGTTATTTGAGTTTCAATAACTTGCGGTTTACTTCCTTCCGATATTGATGTTAAACTATTGCTAAAAAGAGTAAACATAATTTCATTAATAAATTTATAATGACCTGCTCCTCTCTCTTTCATCCAAAAATTAATATAATCAATAACAAATGGTTTTAATGGTGTTTCTTCTGGAACACCTCCATCTTTTAAATATTTTGTGTATTTTTCAACAAAAGAATCTGAGAATATAACTACTGAAAACGGAACATTAAATTGAAATGGTCTATTTCTCCATGTTTTTGGAAATGGATTATTTTCAAAAGGAACATATTCTGTTGATAAACCCCAATCAATTAATCTTGCTTTTAACTCACCAGATGACTCATCTAATAAAATATTCGAATCCTTAATATCACAATGATATATATTTTTACTATTCATTGATACGATACCTTTTTTTAGTAGTTTAACTAAGCTATTGTGTATTTCGTATAATTTTTCAAACGAACCATTTTCATAAATATAATCATCTACCGGTAACCCTCCATTTGGAATATTTAATGACATTAATTTATCTAGATTATCGTTAATATTTGTTCTTGTTATATTATCCTTTGGTAACGCTGTACATGTTTTTGAAAACTCTGTTAAATCAGTAGATGTTAGTCTATCTGGTTTACATAATGTGGCGTCATATATTAAAAAATAGTTTTTATAATTCTTAATTGTATCTAATTTAGTTTTAATTGAAACAATTTCTTCATATTCTTCGGTAGCATGTTTTTCAGACATTAGTTTTGATATTTTTCCTTTTGCTCTCTTACTTTCTCCTTCACATTTTAACGCAGGACTAAATACACATCCAAACCCACCTGATGCTAATACTTTTCCTCCTTTTTCATAATTCATTATATATATATATACTTTTATAAAAAGTATATTAAAAGTGGAATTATTTATCATACAAATAATAAATTGCTCCTGAAATACTTATAATTATTCCCAAATATATTACTTTCTCTCTAATTTTATAATATTGTCCCAATTTTTCATCTTGTGTTTTATATTCATCATAATACTTAACAAAAAATTCATTTAAAGAAATCTGCGGCTTTTCTAGCTTTTCATTTATTTTATTATGAATGAAATGCATCCAACGAACAAATGAATCTCTGTTGTCTAAATAAGGTGTTATTGGATATTTGTCAATTAGTTTACTAAATTCGCCTGAAATTTGTTCAACTGGTAAAAACAACGGCAAATTCTGAACAAATTCGTAATACTTCTTTTTGGTTACCGCATTTGGATGATGAGGGTATGTCATGGCTAATGTATGTAAAAAAAACCAATAATGAGGTCCCCATACTTTCGGATCTAGATATACTGTCGGCATTAATATTTTCTGTTATAAAAATATTAATTATTAAACTATCTTATAATTAGTTATAAATTGATTTAAACAACTTTGATAACACTATTTTTTATTAAAAATTCAGTTTTTAATTATTAAATGATTTTTATATTTAAATGCGTGTTTTTCTAAACCTTAAAAGGTCTAAATATTTTATAGATTAAAATACAAAATAACAATTCCAGATCCACCATTGCCGCCAGCATTACGAATGCTACCACAAGCACCAGCGTTAGCAGAGCCTCCTCCTCCTCCGCCACCAGTATTAACAACGCCACTTTGAGCGAGTGGCGCAGTTGGACCCGCACCTCCAGCACCGTTTCCAGCATTTGAATTTCCTCCCGCACCTCCAGCAGACGCTCCATTACAAACTGTTCCTCCACCTCCGCCGGCTCCAAATGTAGTTCCATAAATTGTTGTAATATTAAGAGAACCGGAGATACCACTAAAACCAGCATTACCACCACCACCTATTGTTCCAGCTGTTGAACCAGGTGTTCCACTAGCTCCACCAGTGCCTCCACCTCCGTAACCACCATTCGCAATATAGCTTGTTGAACCTATAATAGATGAATCTCCTCCATTTGTTCCTGGGTTTCCTGAAATTGAAATACTACCCCCAGTTCCTCCTGACCCTATTGTAATTGTATACAGACTATCAAATAGTGCTGAATTTGTAATAACTCCGCCTCCTCCTCCACCTCCAGCTCCACCATTGTCAAATCCGCTTCCACCTCCAGCTCCACCTCCAACAACAATATAAGAAACTGGATACGACCTACTTATTTGAAAGGTACCATTACCTGTAAAAGTAATAATATTATTATATTGTGAATTGGATGATACAGTATATGTTCCAGTTGCTGTATATGATAGTGGTGGTAGTGTTGTTATATTTATAAACTGATTAATACATTCAGACGGATTTTTTGAATGTTGAGTACAAAAAATAAACATGCGTGATGTAGAACCTTTACCTCTCATAGCTCCCATATTTATAGCAGCAGCAGATACTGCTCTTGAACCATTAAAATTTCTCTGATTTAATCCTAAACTTAAACGGGGCATTTATAATATAAGTATATAATTTTATACAATCATATTATTTGAGACGAATAATATTATTAATTTTTAAACTATCTTATAGTTATAAATTGATTAATACAACTTTGATAACTTTGTCTTTTATTACAATTATTAAAAATTCTTGTTGAAGAACCTCGTCCCTTACTACTACCTAAATTAATTGTTCCTGCTACTATAGGCTTATTCGCGCCTATATGTGAATAAAAACTTTTTTTAAACATTTGTAATCCTGGCATCTATAATATATCAATTTAAAATAATTAATTAATAACATTTAAATATAACGATTGTATTATAATAAGTAGTATGAATAAAAATACAAATACATGTAATAATTGTGGCAAACAAGGCCATTCATTTCATCAGTGTAAATTACCAATAACAAGTTATGGAGTAATAGTTTTTAGACCAAGTGGAGCAGGCGCTCAATTTCTTATGATTAGACGCAAGGATAGTTTTGGTTATATAGATTTTATTAGAGGCAAATATTCACCTTATAATATTTATCAAATTCAAAATATAGTAAATGAAATGTCAATGTCAGAAAAAGAGAGAATATTAACGCAACCATTTGATACATTATGGCGTCAAATGTGGGGCGATGTTTTGAGTAATCAGTATAAAAATGAAGAGCAAATATCGTGTAAAAAAATGGAATTGATTAGAACTGGTGTTATCGTAAATAACGAATTAATAACATTAAAGGATTTAATCGATAAGAGCACAACAAGATGGGAAGAAACTGAATGGGAATTTCCAAAGGGTCGCAGAAACTTTAAGGAAAAAGATTTAGAATGTGCTTTGCGAGAATTTGAGGAAGAAACTGGTATATTATCAAATAAAATTACTATTATTGAAAATGTATTACCATTTGAAGAAATATTTATAGGGACAAACCATAAATCTTATAAACACAAATATTTTTTGGCTTATATGAATGAATCTGAAGAATTTTTGAATAACTTTCAAGTAACAGAGGTAAGTAAGATAGAATGGAAATCGTTAGAACAATGTTTAGAAGCTATAAGACCATATAATTTAGAGAAAAAGGAATTAATTATTAATATTAATAAAGTGTTACAAGAATATAGATTATATTCATAATATATAGTAATATGACAGAAAATTCACAAAAAAAGAAACCTTTAATATTAGAATCATCTGATGACTCTGAATCTAGTGTGAAATCTGAAAAAGAAACAGGATTATCGTCACCTTCATCAATAAATTCGTCAGAAAAATCGGCGCCAAAAAGTGACGTTCCATCTTCATCTTCATCTATACCATCGTCATCATCTTCTATTCAATCATCATCTGATAGTTTCAAAATTTCTGATAACCTAGAAGCAGAATATAAAAAACTTAATTGTGATGATGAAAACTATTATTCAAAAGAATGTAACAAATTCTTATTAAAAAAAGAATTACTCGAACGTAACACACTTTCAGAAAATGAAGGTGAAAATCAATATTTATATCCAAATTTAAATGATAAAGATTTTAATGTTAAAATTGCTTCAAAACAAGAATTTAATGATACTAGATACGATTTAACATTTCATGAAGATATTAAGGAACATGCTAATGCTTTAGCAAAAGCTGATTTTGAACTACAACCACATCAAGCATTTGTTAAAAATTTTTTATCATTCCAAACACCTTATAGCAGTCTACTTTTATATCACGGATTAGGATCAGGTAAAACATGTAGCGCAATTGGGGTTTGCGAGGAAATGAGAGATTATATGAAACAAATGGGTACTACTAAAAGAATTATAATTGTTGCTTCTGAAAACGTCCAAGATAACTTTAAATTACAATTATTTGACGAGAGAAAACTTAAGTTGGTTGATGGGTTATGGAATATTAGAGCATGTACCGGCAATAAATTATTAAAAGAAATTAACCCAATGAACATGAAAGGAATGACAAAAGATAAGGTAGTGAGTCAAATTAAAAATTTAATTAATACTTATTACATCTTTTTAGGTTATGTTCAATTTGCTAACTACATTATTAAAACTATGAACTATAATGAAGAAGTTGAAAAACAAAAATATAAAAAAGATGAACAAAAGAAGAAAGGAGAGAAATCAAAGATTCAAATGCTTAAAGATGTTAAAATCGAATTAAATAGCAGAATTATTAGAAGACTCCGAAATGAATTCGATAACAGATTAATTGTTATTGATGAGGTTCATAACATTCGTAAAACGGATGATAATGAAAATAAAAAAGTAGCTATTAATCTTGAATTACTTGTAAAATCTGCGTTAAATATGAGATTTTTACTTCTCTCTGCGACTCCAATGTATAACAGTTATAAAGAAATGATTTGGCTTCTTAATTTAATGAATACTAATGATAGAAGAGCTAGAATTGAGGTAAGAGATATATTTAAGAAAAATGGCGATTTTAAAGATGATGGGGAAGAAATTCTTACAAGAAAATCAACAGGTTACATTTCTTTTGTTAGAGGTGAAAATCCATATACATTCCCTTATAGAGTTTATCCAATTGAATTCGCAAAAGAACGCACTTTTCCTGCTATTAAATATCCATCATATCAAATGAATTTAAAAAAAATTAAACATGAAGATAAAAAGCGCGTTTTAAGTTTATATCTTACAAAAATTGGAGAATGTGGAAATTGTGGCAAATGTCAGTATTGTGCTTATAAATATATTATTTACAATTTAAGAAACAAGAAATTTTCTATTACTACAAAAACAGGTGTTGTTAGAGATATGCCCAATTTTGAAAATATGGAATCATTTGGTTACACTTTGCTTCAAACTCCATTAGAATCTTTAATTATTTCTTATCCTATTCAAGGATTAAAATCAGCAATTGATGAAATACCTTCTGAAAATATATCTGAAGATTTCTCTCAGGGTTTCTCTGAAATGAATTCAAATGAAATTGAAGATGAAGCAGATGAAGCTCCTGGTCCTATTGAAGGCCCAGCTAAAACACCCAGTGTAAAAAGCTCATTTTCAGAAAGAAAAGAATCTGAAGAACCAGAAGAAGTTGAATCTGAATCTGAAGAATTTATTATGAAACCAAAAATTAAAAAACCATTAATTATTCAAGATTCTGATGATGATACAGATGAATTATTAAAAATAAATAAAACAGCTATTGATTCTGATATTGAAAAAAATGATTCTGATGATGATACAGAAGAGTTACAAAAAGAAATAATAAGGGAGGAGAAGAAGAATTTAAAAAAGAAACCATTAATTATTGAAGATTCTAGTTCTAGTAATAAATCAGAAACGAAAGAAAAATCAAAAACTGTAACAATTAAAAAACCTACAATGCAAGTAGAAATTTCTGATAATGAAGAAAGTAGTAAAACATTAGCTGACAATTCAAATGGAACATTAGTTGATACTTCAAATGGAACACTAGTTGACAGTTCAAATGGAACATTAGTTGACAGTTCAAATGAAAAATTGCCAACAAATGAAAATTCAACAAAAGGAGGAAAAGGACCTTCTATTGATCCTCATCAACTAACTGGAAAAATTGGATTAGAGAGAATGATGAATTATGTTGATGAAAAATCACCACCTGTTAAGGGAGATTTTGAATATAAGAAAACCACCTTAGACCATTATGGCAAAATATTTTCTCGTGAACACATTGGCAAATACAGTTCTAAAATTAAATCTATTTTAGATAATATTGTAAATGAGAAATCCGGTAAAGTATCAGAGGGTGTTATTCTTATTTATTCTCAATATATTGATAGTGGGTTAATACCTATGGCACTAGCATTAGAAGAAATGGGTTTTACAAGATATGGTCAAGGTGTTAAGCCATTATTTAAAAATAAACCTACTGAAGTTGTAGATGTCATGACAATGAAGGCGCCAGCAGATAAGAAAAAGTTTATGCCTGCTCGTTATGCGATGATTACAGGTGAAACAAGATTGTCTCCAAATAATGATTTTGAAGTAAAAGGTCTAACAGGTGAAGATAATACAGATGGCAATAAAGTTAAAGTTGTTTTAATTTCTAAAGCTGGTTCAGAAGGTATTGATTTTAAATTTATTCGCCAAGTTCACATTTTGGAGCCATGGTATAACATGAATCGTATTGAACAAATTATTGGTCGTGCCGTTCGTAATTTCTCTCATAAAGATTTACCATTTGAAAAAAGAAATGTTGAGATTTTTATGTATGGAACAATTCTTGGTGATAACAAAGAAGAAGCTGCTGATTTATACGTATATCGTGTTGCTGAATATAAAGCTATTCAAATTGGAAAAGTTACCAGAGTTTTAAAAGAAACTGCTGTTGATTGTCTTTTAAATAATGGTTCTGGAACTGGTGATAGTGGTGATGAAAAACCTAGTTTCTCTCAAGAATTTTTTAGTAGTAATTTAAAAAAACCAATAAAACAAATTTTATCAAATGGAATGGAATTAGATAACTTTAAAATTGGTGATGCTCCTTTTTCACCAGCATGTGATTATATGGCTCAATGTAATTATGATTGTAGACCAGATAAAGATATAGATATTAAAGATTTAAATAAGGATACTTATAATGAGAATTTTATTGTTGTAAATTCTGAAAAAATTTTACAACGCATTAGAATGCTTATGAAAGAAAGTTTCTTTTATAAAAAAGATGTATTAACTCGTTCGATTAGAACACCAAAAGAATACCCTTATGTACAGATTTATTCAGCATTAACTCAATTAGTTGAAGACGAAAATGAATTTATTACAGATAAATATGGTAGAAATGGAAGATTGATTAATATCGGAGACTATTATTTATTTCAACCAGTTGAATTGAGAGACAAAAATGCTTCAATATTTGACAGATCTACTCCTATTGATTATAAACATGAAATGATTAACTTTGAGATTAAACAAAATATTGTAAAACCTGTTATTGATAAAAGAAATCTTAATAAAATTGTTGTTGAAGAAGAAGAGAAAACGTTCCCTGAAGGAAATAGATTGATTGACGAAATGAAAGTTAATTTCGATATTAGTAGAGATTTCACAAAACAAACTAAAGTTCCAAGAGGTGACGATAATTGGTACAAACATTGTGGTATTGTTATGAGGAAAATGTCAAAGGAATATCCGGAATCAAAAGAATATATTATTAATTACCTTGTAGCTCATATGATAGAACTTCTCCTGTTTGATGAAAAACTAGAAGTAATGAATTATCTATATTCAATGGAACATATTAAAAAAGGAACATTTGAATGGTTTGCTAAAGAGTATTTCGATGATAATAGTATAACAACTAATAATTTTACAGCATTTATAATGTATAAATTAAATAAAAGAATGATAATGATATTAAATAAAAGTAATAAATGGGTTGAAGCTGAACCAGAAGATCAGAGAGAAATCGCGTCATCAAAAGAAGCTAAAGAGTTTTTAACAATGAAAACAGAAGATTACAATAGAATTATAGGATTCATTGGATACGAAAAGAGTAATCGTTATCTCGTATTTAAAACAAAAGATATGTTATCTAAACGTGATACAGGCGCTAGATGTGATGAATCCGGTAAAGTAAAAACATTACAAAAATTAAATGAAATAGTAGGTGAAAATAAATACACTAATGAAAATACAAAAGCAGAAAAGGATGGCGATGGTAATATTATTAGGGAAGCAGTAGGACATGTTGAATTATGTGTTCTTCAAGAGTTTATTTTAAGATTTTTTAACACTATTAAGAGAGATGACAAAAAATGGTTTTTAAGTCCTGAAATGGCAATATGGCATAAATTATATACAGTTTTTGCTTAATTAAATTATATTTTAATAAATAAAATTGATAGAAAATATAATTAAAAGATAATATGTATATAATATAATAATGGAATCCGTAGCTAAACCGACACAACAAAAAAAACGCAGAGAAACTAGAATTCAATC